AGGGAATTTCCGTGACACCGTTATGGCGATTATTCCTTCCCTTATCCGGATATTCGCTTCACCGGAACACGTTGTAAATTGCCACCCCAATTACCAAGGGCAGGAAGAAGCCGCCAAGCAGTGCACGGATTACCTCCAATATGTATTCTGGGAGGATAAGCCTGGGTTCCTGATCCTCCACGATATTCTGAAGGACGCTCTTCGGTGTAAGATCGGCGTCGTGAAATGGTGGACCGACACTTCGGAGGAGGTCACCGAACAAACGTACCGCAAGATAACTCGTGAACAGCTCCAGATGCTGATTTACGAGAACCCAACCGTCGAAGTGCTGGATATTGTACCCGCGAAAGCGCCTCCTCCCGGACCTCCCGCCGGGGGAATGCCTCCGCAAGGCCCTCCGATGGGTATACCGATGGGCGAACCGCCCCCGGAACAGGCTTTGACGCCTCCGATGGGTCCTCCCATGCCCGAAGGGCTAATGCCAGGAATGATGGCAGGCGGACCATTGGCTCAGGCAATACCTACACCTGAAGGCGGGCCTGTCGGAGGACCTCCGGAACTATTTGATCGTGTCACGATTCGCTTCGTGAAGTCAAAGCCCGAAATCAGAATCGAATCGGTGCCTCTCGATGAGTTCCGGATCGACCGGAAAGCCAAGAGCGTCATCGATTCAGTGCTCGTTGGCCACGACCAGATCGTTCAGGTGGGCGAATTGATCGCCGCTGGCTACGACAAGGATAAATTGGAGCCATTTATTGGCGCGACGAGCACCTACAGCATCGATAGACAATACAGGAATCCGGGGATTGATGAATCTGCCGTTTTGGATGATCTTGATATTCGTTATGGCTGCTACTATATCCGTATTGACAAGGACGGGGATGGCATTCCTGAACTTCGGGAAATTCACACCGTCGGAGACAATCATGCGATTATTAAGGACGAGATCGTTCAGCACGCTAATTTTGCTGTTTGGTGCCCTGATCCTGAGCCTCACACTCTTGTTGGGGATACTCCTGCTGAACTCGTCAAGGACATTCAGCGCGTCAAGACAGATATGCTCCGAGGCGCGCTTGACTCTCTTGCTCAGTCCATCTGGCCTCGAACAGTGTTCAACGAAACGCTTGTAAACGTTGACGACGTTCTAAACGACGAAATTGGTGCCGCGATCCGTACGAAGGGCGATCCCGCTTCGACGGTTCAGCAGTTCCAGCACCTGTTCGTCGGTCAGCCTGTTTTCCAGATGTTCGAAGTGATGGAGGTATTGCGTCAACAGAGGACTGGTATATCTGACGCGTCCAAGGGGGTTGATCCGAAGGCGCTTCAGTCCACCGCGCTACAGGGTGTAGATGCCATTCTGACCGGGGCGCAAGAGCGCATTGAATTGTGTGCTCGCATACTCGCGGAGACAGGCATGAAAGCCCTGTTTCAAGGTCTTCTCCGCGAGTGTGTTAACTCACCGAATCAGGAGCGGACCATTCAACTCCGCGGCAAGTGGACGAATGTCGATCCGTCGACCTTCGACCCATCCATGCGCATTTCGGTGAACCCGACGCTTGGGAAAGGTTCCGATTCCACCCGCCTCATGGTTTTGTCAGACATTAAGCAGACGCAGATCATGGCGATGGAGAAATTCGGCCCCGACAATCCTCTCTGCGGGCCGATGGAGTTCCGGAACACTATTTCTGACATGCTGGCAATCGGGAACATTAAGAATGTCGAACGGTACTTCAAGGAAATCACTCCTGAAATACTCACGCAGATTGCTCAGGCCCCGAAAGAGCCAGACCCGGCCACCATTCTGGCTCAGGCTGAAATGGAGAAGACCCGCGCTAAAGTGGCGGAGAGCATTGATAAGAGCGCATTCCAAGACCGCAAGCTCCGTGTTGACGACGACTTTAGACGGGACCAGCTGCGAGTTACTAGTATCCTCGATGCGAAAAAGATTGAAGGTCAGTTTATGATCGATGTCAACGAGCAGGAGTTGGAGGCTATGAACGTGGCCAACGAAATGCTCAGCATTGGGAATGATTCTCGTAGCATTGACAACGACGAGATGGGTATTGCCAACGAGGCGATGAATGCTGAGTCCGATTGAACTCGACGAAAGAGCGGCGAGCGCACAGAACTTTCTGAACGATCCTGTGGTCAAGGAGATATTCAGCGAGCTGCGTTCCCAGTATACTGGAACACTCATGCAGGCCGATGTTGGGAGCTTGACAGCTACTACCGCCCATGCTATGCTGCGGGCACTGGAAGATATACACGCTGCGCTTGTCTCCAAAGTGAATGATAAGAAAATGTACGACAAGTACCGCAAGAGGGATTCTCAATGGCAGACGGAATAGAACAAGCCGCCGCCGCGTTTGACGCGGACGCTCAATCATTTGCTCCATTACCTAAGCCGAATGGTGCCGCTCCCCGTCGCACCAAGGACGATGGTGGCGAAGGCCCCCAAGACCGCCTATTCGGTGCTATCGGCGATCTTGAGGTGGATGATGATTCCCCAGCGAAAGGTGGAGGCGATGACGAAGACCCCGAAGCGAAAATCTACGACCTTCCTGACGGAGACGATGGGGAAGCTGAAGAAGGGGATGCTGGCGAAGGAGACGATGACGACAGCGAAGGAGACGAGGGCCGTAAAGGAGAAGATCAAGGGGATGACGAAGAGTTCCTCGCCCAAGAAGTTCAGGTAACAGTTGACGGCGAACCCAAGACCGTCAAGCTGAAGGAGGCTCTTGAGGGGTATATTCGCACCGAGACACTCCATAAGCGCCTCAACGAAATCGATGAAACGAAGAAGATAGTTCAACGGGTCGCCGCCGACGCTGTTCAGAACTATGAGTATTCGATGGGGCTGGCGAAGGAAATCGAAGCCCATCTTGACGCTCTGGTTCCGAAAGAGCCTGATTGGGACGCGGAATTCCAAAAGAATCCCGCCCGCGCGCGGGAACTTCAGAAGTATTACGAACAGGTTAAGGGGTTTAAGGCGACCCTCAAGGGCCGTTTGGGCGAAGCTGCCAAGAAGCAGGCTGAGAGCGATGCAGTTCAACTGTCGTCGTTCGCCGAGGCTGAGGCGAAGCGCTTTGACAATTTGAATTCAAAACATTGGGCTACGGACCCCAAGAAAAAGGCGAAGGACCTTCAGGCGATGCGCCGAACGGCCCTCACCGAAAAATTCTCCGAAGAGGAGATAGCACAGGTCTACGATTCTCGGATGCTGAATATTCTTTTGAAGGCATCCAAGTATGACCGAATGATGGCCGCAAGGCCAAAACCTGTCCAACGGGTCAGGAGCAAGCCTATAGCACCTGGAGCGGGAAGCGCTAGAACGCGCACGGCTCAGAGAGGCGTCTCTACGGCAATGAAGCAACTGAACAAGACCGGCAGTATCGAAGATGCCGCCGTGGTGTTCGATGAACTCATTCGCAGAGGATAGCTCTCATGCCAAAAATTACTGGTGCATTCACTACCTATGATGCTAAGGGTAACAGGGAAGACCTGTCCAATAGCATCTACAACATTGATCCGTTCGACACGCCCATCCTTTCGATGAGCCGTCGTCGCAACGTGAAGAACCGCACATTCGACTGGCAGACCGAATTCCTGCCCGCCGTTGATCCGAACAATGCTCAGATCGAAGGTTTCGAGCTGGTTCGTTCGGTCTCCACTCCGACTGCTCGCCTCACCAACGTCACTCAGATTTCAAAGCGCGATGCGACCGTCACCGGTTCGCAGGAGGCTTCCGACGCCGCTGGCAAGGGGTCCGAAATGGGTCACCAGATGGCAATGGCTTCCAAGGTGCTCAAGAGCGACATCGAGGTGATTCTGTCATCGAGGCAGGCTCGCAACGACGGCGCAGATGCTACTGCTCGTAAGACTGAAGCGGTTGCCCACTGGCTCGGAAGGGCTTTGGACAAGAATTCCACTGTCGGCGCAGCCGTCATTGGCGTCGTTACTGGTCTTCCGGTACTCGCCACCGACGCATTCGCGGCGGTTGCTGGTGCTTCGCAGGTGCCGCTCACCGAAATCATGGTGAACGACGCAATGCAGAAGGCGTTTACCAACGGTGCACGTCCTTCCAACATGATCGTTCCTCCGGGAATCAAGCGTACTGTTTCGACCTTCCAAGGCCGTTCCAGCTCGCAGGTTCTCGTAGGCAACACTTGGGCGGGCTTGGCTATGAAAACGATACTACTGGCGAGCGCATCTGCGCTCGTCCTATTCCTTTCGGCGGAGGCTCATGCAGGTGGGGAATGCCCAACTCGCGGATTGCTGTCCTTCTTTCGCTCATGTGAAGGTGAGAGGCAGGCTGATGGAACGCGTGGACGTAATGGCCCAACTGCTCGTCCGGGCACTCCGACACACCATGAACCGCCTACAAAGCCTGATCACCCCGGCAAGCCCGGCAAGCCCGGCACCCCTGACAAGCCGGGCAAGCCAACTCATCACGAACCTCCCGTTCGTCCGGAACCTCCGGGGCCACCGACGCCCCCGCCTCCGGATGACGATGGAGGAACGCCGACTCCAACGGATGGAGGAGGAAATCCCCCTGATGATGATGGGAATGGTCACCACCATCCCCGTGGACACCATCGAAACCATCAGGGACATGAACCGTCGAAACATGACCACGGCGGGGGAATAGTAAATGGTAGCAAGCACCATGGTGACAAGGGTGGCAAGCACCGAAATGGTCATTTAACGGAAACTAGGAGATACTCCAATGGCAATAGAAATTGGGACCCCGCTGGCCGACATAATCGTTGGTGACGACGACGCCGACGTCATTCTCGGTCTAGGTGGAAATGACTTCCTGTTCGGTCGCGGCGGCGTTGACGTCATTTATGGCGGCGACGGTAACGACCGTATATTCGGTGAGGCAGGCAACGATGTCCTGCGCGGCGGAAACGGCAACGACATCGCGAATGGTGGCACCGGAAACGACGTGATCCTCGGCGATGCTGGAAACGACATTCTGTCCGGCGACGATGGTAATGACCGCATTTTCGGCGGCGACGGAATCGATCGAGTAGTCGGAGGCAACGGCGATGACATCCTCGCTGGTGGTCTCGGCAATGACACGATTCTTGGTCTGGCCGGTAACGACA